GAGAATGAAAAATTGGAATCCCTCAAGGATTTTGAAACTTGGAAAGAATGGAAAAACAAATCAAATGATGATGAACAAACTAGATAAACAATACCAACAATTACTCCAAGACATCTTAGATAATGGAGTAACAAAATCGGATCGTACTGGGACTGGCACCATTTCAGTATTCGGTAGACAGATCCGTCATAAAATGAGTGAAGGGTTTCCTTTATTGACAACCAAGAAGATGGCTTGGAAAACTATGGTGACCGAGTTATTATGGTTCCTTCGTGGTGATACAAACATTAAGTTCCTTGTTGATAATGGTTGTCATATTTGGGATGGTGATGCTTTTAAAAACTTTATGGATACGAGTGAAGGTGACCCTGATTTAATTTGGAACCAGGAACAGTTCATTGAGATGATTAAAACAGATGATGAGTTTGCTAAGAAGTGGGGATCACTTGGTCCTGTGTATGGATCACAATGGAGAAGTTGGGGTAAGGATTTCAAACAAATACCAAATGAAACTGGGGATGGTATTTACGATATTACAACAACAGGTATAGACCAAATCCAAAACCTAATCAACGACCTTAAAACGAATCCTGATTCAAGACGATTAATGGTTACTGCGTGGAACCCATCAGATTTACCAAATCAAGTTCTTCCACCTTGTCATTATGGATTTCAAGTTTATACTAGAGAGTTGAGTTTGGAAGAGAGATATAAAATAGCATTTCCAATATGGAAAGAAAAATATGGTCCATTAGCTGATACGATGGTTCCAACTAATGTGGATAACACACCTTACAAAATACCAACCAGAGCAATCTCTTTAATGTGGAATCAAAGAAGTTGTGATTTCCCACTCGGAATTCCGATGAATATCGCATCATATGCGTTACTTTTAACGATAATTGCAAAAGAGGTTAATATGGTTCCAGATGAATTGATTGGGAATTTAGGTGATTGTCACATATACCTTAATCAGATTGATGGTGTAAAAGAACAATTAACAAGAGAACCATTTGAGTTACCTGTATTAAATCAGTTCCCAACATACGAAGGTTCAAGACCATCTATTGAATCTTATGTTATTGGTGATTTCACACTTAAAAACTACCAATCACACCCTAAAATTTATTTTCCACTTTCTAACTAATTTTTTAGGACTACCCTTTAACTTTTTAACTTTGGTAGATATTTATATTAAAAGGTAGTCCTATGATTGGAATTTATAGAATAAAAAATTTGAAAAACAAAAAGTGTTATTATGGTTCTTCTAAAAATATAGAAAAAAGATGGAGAACACATTTAAACAACTTAAAAAACGGAAAACACCATAATGACCACTTACAAAGGTCTTGGGATAAGTATGGTGATAATAATTTTGTGTTTGAGTTAGTTGAGGAGTGTGATGAAACTCTTTTACTTGAGTTAGAACAAAAATACTTGGACTTACACCCTGAGTTCAATATAGGGATTAAATCAAGTGGTGGAGATAATCTAACAAAGAACCCAAATAAAGAAGACATTGTTCGTAGAATGACTCAATCAGTTAGAAAAAGATATGAATTAATGTCTGAAGATGAAAGAAAAGAAAAACATTCCCAACCGATGGATAAAAATCCAAATTGGAAAGGTGGTACAAGTTTTAAATATTGTGAATGTGGTGTAAAAATATCACCAACCAACAATAGTTGTATAAATTGTAGAGACAAGAGTGGTAATAAAAATCCTTTTTTTGGTAAACAACACACTGAAGAAACTAAAAAGAGATTAAGTGAGAAAAGAAAAGGAACCTACAATGGAGAACAGAACATACCTATAATAATTGATAATGTGGAATATAGGTCTGCTGGTGAAGCGTCTAAAATACTTAACATACCTATGGTGACCATTAGATGGAGAGTTAAAAGTAAAAACAAAAAGTTTGACAATTACAAATACAAAGATTAAAATTATGGAAAAAGAAAACACAAAAATATCGTTCCAATTAAACGACAAACAACAAGCTCGTTACGACGAATGGATATCGCACATAAAGGCGTTACACGGAGAGTACGGACAATTCACATGGAAGTATAGTTCAAATGGGATCGGTCAGGAAATCATTGTCTATAGTCACTTGGTGAAAATTGATTTAGTATTAACAGATGTAGATAGTTGGTAAAATAAAATAGATATGAAACCACAACCAATCAAAGAAGGAAAAACAAAGAGTAATAGTAAACCATTTACTGGTCAAGGAAGACAAGCTCCGCCACCACCTAAACCACCAAAACGAGCGACTAACATTGAAATAACAATTAAATAATATGACAACAAAAGTATATTCAGCATTCCCCGGTGTAGGGAAGACAACCTACTTCAACACTACAGATAGAAATGTGTTGGATAGCGATAGTTCAAAGTTCGATAAGAAACATTTTCCTGATAACTACATTGAACACATTGAAAGAAATGTTATGGATCCAAAAGTGGATAAGATTTTAGTATCATCACATAAAGATGTGAGAGACGCACTTCTTAAAAAAGGAATTCCATTTGTATTGGTTTATCCAAACAGAGACATCAAAGATGAATACATTCAACGATACAAAGACAGAGGAAACAACGATGCGTTTGTTGACTTATTGGAAAAAAATTGGGATACTTGGATGGACGAGATGGATCAAATGGAAGCACCAAAAGGTCAAACATTGTACAAAGTTAAATTAGGGTCAGGTCAGTACTTGGCAGATGTAATTGATTAAATTATGAGAAAAATTAAAATCAGATTTGTAAAAAATAAAAGAGGTTCCTACTACATCCAAAGAAAAGGATGGTTTGGTAGATGGAAAGATATTGGTTATAGTGTTGATATGGGATATGGTGGTTTTTATATGATATATACCGCCAAAACAAAAGAAGCATTACTTGATGAGGTTTTAGATAAACATTATCAAGTGTGTAGAAAACATGTTGAGATCATTGAATACCCAATGATAAAACTTCATTAAAATGGAAAGAACATTTGACGAAATTTACGATGAGATAGTTGAAGACTTACGAGGTAATCTAACCAATGAAGAATACCGAGAATTAATAACCTTAGAGTACGTTGTAACTCAAGGTTATGATAAGAAAGGTGATTATGAAAGATATAAAGAATTAAGTGAAAAGAAAAGATGAATTACGGAAAAGAGTTTAGAAGTTTCGCAAAGAGCGAAGGAATTAGTTCACTGGTATTAGACCAGTTTGAAGCGTCACTAACCCCATACATTTTGGAGGAAAGAGAATTAAGAGCAACACAGATTGATATTTTCTCTCGACTCATGAGGGATCGTATCTTATGGTTGTCAGGACCGGTAGATCAAAGAATGTCTGACATCGTACAAGCACAATTATTGTTCTTGGATTCAGTTGAGAAGAAAGACATCACACTTTACATCAATAGTCCGGGTGGATCTGTTATGTGTGGTCTTGGTATTGTGGACTTGATGAACTATGTAAGTTCTGATATCGTAACCACAAACTTGGGTATGTGCGCATCGATGGGATCAGTTCTTGTGTCGTCAGGAACAAAAGGAAAGAGATCATCTTTAATACACGCAAAAGTGATGACACACCAAGTAAGTCACGGAACACGAGGAAACGTCCAAGATACTCGTATCGACCAAATGGAAGGTGAAAAATACAATTACGTCCTATTCAAGATCTTGGCGGAGAATTGTGGTAAAACGTTCCAAGAGGTGTTGGATTTTTCGTCAAGAGATAGATGGTATAATTCAGAAGAAGCAAAAGAGTTCGGACTTATCGATGAGGTAATCGGAACAGATAAAAACAAAACAATCACAAACTACTTAGATGGGTTTGATGATTATTACAAGAAGGAAGTATTAGGCGTAAAGTAAATATTTACACCCAAATATTTTTATTTATAATTAAAATATGGAAAAATCAATATTAAAAGAAACGGTAAGACAGGATAAACCTGTGACACCTAAAAAAAGAAATTACAAACCAAGAAAGAAAAAAGAAACTAAACAAGAAGAATTTACAGGTTTGGAAACGGAAATGATCCAAAGATCAGGTGAGATACATAGTATCGTAAAACCAATTCAAGCAGGATCATACAAGGTTGGAAAAAGCTTTCACATTTTCTTTGAGAAAAAACCAAACTCAATTCACAGATTCTTCACCAAATTATTTTTGGGTTGGATATGGCAAGACCAAAAATAAAAAGAATTCATGTGAATCAACATCACATCAGATCTAATAAAACAAAAGGAACTGATCTACCTGTTATTACAATAAAGGAAGGTAAAACAAATACCTATTGTAATGAAGTAGAAATATTAGGTCCAAGTAAAATTATATATGGTGGATCAGGTTGTGATGAAAAACCACTCTTGAGTTGTGGAGCAAGAGTAGTTAT